GGTCTCGGGCAGGGGGACCGGAGAGGTCAGTCCCAAGAGCCCCCCTGCCCGCCGTGGTTCCGACATCCAGCTTTGGGACCTGTCGTCGGGCACGGGAACGGTCAGGCCGTCTTTTGCATCCAGCGCCACGCGCGCTGCCAGCGGTTGCCTTGGGCGATTTCCAGGTTGCTTGGCGCGGCATTGTTGGTCGCGGGAGGAGCTAGCAGCCGGGGCAGCGCCTCCGCCTGGGCGCGCCAATGGTCCCGATCGGTCCGCACGTCGTCGAGCTGCTGGCGCAATAGCTCTGACACGTCACGCAACGCCGCGACCTGCGCTTCGAGGGCCGTTTCGTTGGCTGTTGCGCCACGTTCTGGTGAGCCGTTACCGGCACGGTCCGCAGCCCTGCGGGCTGCCGCAAAGACGCGGTGCAGTTCGCTCGGATCGATCCGCCAATCTCCCACATCGTTCTTGGCGGCGGTAATGCGATGGGCCTTGATCGCTCGCAGTATCGTGGATTTGCTTTTCCCTGTGGCCTCCGCCGCCTGTGCCAATGACTCGTACATGTCGTTTCACCCCCATTGCGTGGTGTGCCATCGACTGTGCCGCGGCACGAGCATGATGGGAAACGGGGGTTAATTCATCGTTAAGGAATGGGGCCAATATTGTTTGGTTGAGCAATAACCATGATGCGAATTGCAAAATGGATTGCCAAAAGGCGACGAGTCAGAACTTGTTGGCGACAGCCGACGACCGGCTCATGACGAAGGGAAATATCTAAACCCAGAAACACAAAACCGCCCTAGGAGGGCGGCCCGGTGTCCCGGCAAGGCCGGGGAAATCTCAGTCGCTTGGCAGCACTGAATTTCCCCGAAATCGTGAATCGATGCAAGCTCAATTTTGAGCGGCGGCGAAGCTTTGCCCAGAAATTCCCGGTCGGCCTTCCACGGCAATAGGAGGTCGAAATGCACCGGAACGACGTTCCCGGTAACGGGGTAGCTTATGCCGACGACATCGCCGACCGGATCGCCATCGCGCGTTCGGACGAGCTCGACGACATCGTCAGGGGAATGTGGGCCGACCACGCCAATGGCCGGCTCAACGAGAGCGACATGGAGGTCCTCGACGAGGCCACCAGGGCGCGTAGGACCGAGCTGGGGAAGGGGCGCCCTCCGCCGGGCCCAAAGCCAATAGGCACCGTAAAGTCGAAGCTGGCCCTCGGCTGGCCCCGCCGCAGGCCGCAACGGATGCCGGATCGGGAAGCCTCCCGCGAGCGGGCGCGCACCCTGGGCGGCGCCGGCCATATGCCGCCGGGCGTGCGGTGCAAGTACACCGAATTCGAGCGGGCGGTCCTCTTCATCGTCGCCCGCGAGGTGAAGCACCACGGCTTCTGCGACCTCTCGGTCGGGCGGATCGCGGCCGAGGCCGGCGTGTGCGTGCGGACCGTCCAGAACGCCGAGGCCGAGGCGATCCGCCAGGGGCACCTTTGCCGCGAGGAGCGCGAGCGGAAGGGCGCCAAGCGCAAGAATGACACCAACGTGCTCCGGATCATGAACCAGGAATGGCTCACCTGGATCAAGCGGGGACCGTTGGGGTGCAAAGTATGTACCGCCACGAAGAACACAGAAAGAAAGAAAGAAGCTGCCGAGGGTCGAACTGGAACGGATTACCGCCCCTACGGGCGCTTCGGCTCCGGCAACCGCCGCAAAAACGAGTAGCGGGCAGCGAAAAAGGGGGTGCTGAGGTAACCAGCACCCCGAAATAACGCACCAGCGGCTTTCCTAGGAGGTAAATTCTGAGGCCTCACGGCACCGGCGTGCACAAATTCACAAAATCACCGCGCCCGCGGCGCCGATGACGGCTCGTCGTCGTCCACGCTGACCTCCGCATCGACCACCTCGTGGTCGATTGCACCCGGCTCCGAGATAGTTCTCGCGCCGGCCAAGCGCTGCGGCTGATCGACCATCACAGGGTGCGGGGCCACCACTATGACAAGGCCTGGGGCGGCGAGCCTCGATGCACCGGCAGCGCCGTCTTCGGCAATCAGCTCGGACCTGATCGCTTCGAGCGTTCGGATCGCATGAACGGCCGGCGTAGGGGCTGCCTCGGCGCGAATTTTTACCAGCGCCTCGATGTTGGACAGGCACGCCGATTCGACCTCCGCCCGCCGACGCTGGCGAAGGTACGAAATCACCGATGGTCGGGAGAGGTGGTCGCGAAGCTGGTTGGTCGTCAATCCAGCTTGTTTCGCGGCACTCTGCAGATCGTGCCTCTCTTGCCGCAGCATGACCCCGATTGCGATCTTCACCCGCGGATGTACCTCGCTGATTTTGCGACGGGCCTCCCTGGCTACCTTCAAACCGCGCATGCCTCGCCCTCAGGAATCCGCCTCGCCCATTTGCCGCCAAACTTCACGCCATCGCGCCCGGCGATCGCGTGAATCAACTCCCGCTCGCGCACGCCGCGAAGAGGGCGCCCAGCCCGGTCGCAAACGAGCTTTTGAATCGTGAGAACGCGCCGGTCATCATCGTGTGCCGCAATCACGACATAGCGTTCTCCCTCGGCAGTGCTGACTTGTTGGCCGACCCGCCAGGAGTCCAAATAGGAACGCGTCGGACAGCGCTCGGCCTTGCGCTGGCGGGCAGCCTCCATCTGTGCGCCTTTGTTCTTGTTCATGGCGCGCCCGGTGAACTTTCGGCTGGGGCATCGGCGCTCAACTGTGCCGGCACAGTCCTCGCCTTCCAGACCGCCCGCATGAGTTTTCGGCGCAGCTCGGGTGTGGTCCCCTTCCAGCGCGCTTGGCCGCCCTTTCTACTGAACGACCGCAAAATCTCAGGCCTTGCCCGCTTCAAAAGGGCAGCGCCTACCCGCGCTGGCAGTCTAACCTGCCGCTGATCACGGCCTTCCCAACGAGGCCGCATGCGCGCGACCTGGTCCGGATCGATCGCTACCAGCAATTTCAGCCCCAATACGCTCAACATGCCGTCGAGTGTGAGCGGGCTCAATCCTCGAGTCCCTGACAACACTTTGTCGGTGTGACCCGCGGTCAACCGGATCAAGTGGTCCGTTGCCTCGTTGCTGAGCCCAAGCGCATCCTTGCGCGCGCGAAACGCGTCGACCAGCTCCGCGCAACACCGCACCTCAAAGAGAACCTGCACCGGTCCGATCACTCGACCGCCTCCAGCAGCCGCTCGGCCAACGCATCTTCGAAGCCGGCGAAATCCGCGACCTCGCCGCAATGGCGGCGGCGCTCGACCGCGTCACGCTCGGCCGCTGCCTGCAACATAAGGCGCGCTTGATAGCGGGCATACTGCTCGGCAGGCGTCCCAGATATTTGCCCGAGCAGTGTCACCGGCGGCCACCAACTTTATCGATCAAGGAGCGCGGCGGACCGCAAAGATCTGGCGCCACCGTCCGGCGCGGCGCCTTTAGAGCGGCGTCCTGCTGCACACGCTTGATGTGAACGTCCCAATTTCTATCGTCCGGATCATCGGCGAGCGACTTGTTCATGCGCGATGCTTCGCGCTGGCCATAGGCTTCGTTTGGCATCGTTCTCTCCCATCACGACCATGTTTGAAACGAGTATCTGGCTGGGTCTCTCGCGGTCCACTCAACCGCATCGACCGATGGCAAAATGTAGTTTATGCCGGTCACGTTGTCCTTGACCGTTCGGCAGCCCATAAGCATGCCACTCGTATTGAGGGAAACGACCGGGCCAGTTACTGCTCTGGGCGAGACACTTGCGTCACCTTGGGTTTTCATTGGTTCACGCTCCACATTTACCAGGTAAGCGATCCCGGTAGCGTTCTGGTGCCCTCTCCTTGAATTCCCTCGCGGAGAGCGGGTCGAGCTTAAGCTCGACCGGGCCTCCGTGCTTATGCTCGAATTCTTTCCGTTCGCGCCTGTATTTGAGAACCGCCGCGACATAGGCCGCGACATCTTCCTCGTAGTCTTCCAGCTGCGCCGGGGTCGCCGTGCTATCGGGCCGAAGAGGAGCAGGAGCCGGGAGCTGAGGACCCCAATCAAGCAGGGTTACGGCTTGGACCGGCGGAATGGCGGGCATTACCGGCTGGTTTTGGTAATCCTCGTCCAGAGCCTTATCGAAGTTGCCCATATGCTACCTAGTCGGTTGCTGAAACCTACTAGCGTATTCCAAGCGGGCTGCGTAGCCGAGCTTGTCGTAAGCCTCTTGGCTGATTTTCCCGGGCACCTCCGGCTCGCGATTTGAGCCGTTGAAACTCGCGCCGCCCTGGCTGACATAACGCTGCATCAGCACCTCGAGGCCCCGGACCGTACCGGCGTTCGGCGCCATTTCCAGAACTCGCGCAAGCGGGGCGAAGTGCTCTGGCGCCATTGCGCGTAACCACGTTTTGACGGCATCTACACGCTGGTTGGCGCTGTCGCCTAAAGCCCGAACCTCGGCGGCTTTCGCCTCAGCAAACGCCATGTCCTCATTCATGCGGGAGGCGGCGTGCATCTGGAGCAAGCGGCTAAACGCGGCCTGGCTCATATTGTTGGTGGAGGCAAACTCGCGAACCTGAGCGAGTAGTGGGTTGGCCTCGTCCCAGCGCCATTCGACACCTTGAGGAAGAACAAAGTCGTCATTGAACTTGAGCTGGTATTCGCCGGGCTTCGGCGTGGTGAGTTTCTGGCTATCAGTCTGGGCCTTATGCGCGACGAGGTCCCTCAATTCCTGCTCGCTGACCTCGATGCCTTCGGCGAGGATAATGCGCCCGTCGCTCGTGCGAGGTTGCTGTTGCGGCTGCGGCTGTTGCTGGTCGGCCGGCTTCGCCGGGTCCGGCGACGCCACCGGATTGGCCGTGCGGGGCACCGCGGTGACAGTGCCGTCGGAAGACTTTCGAATTGTCGTGCGCGTCGGATCCTGCTGCCAGACATCAGACTCCTGGATGCGAGAGCGCTCCTCGGCCCAGCGGCGCTGCGGTTCTGAGACCGTGGGGTTGGAGCCGATGACGAGGCCCGGATCGGGCGAACGCGCAGCCGGCGGCGGTGAAGATGGGGCAGGCGAAGGCGATACGGCGGGTTCAGGCATGGATCTCGCTCCCTACATCGGCGCGCCGGGATGCCTCGATGGCGTCCTGGAGCAGCAGCCGCGCCAACTCTGCTGGGCGGCGGCGCCGGTCGCGCGCGAGCAGCTCGACGTGATCCCACAATTCATGATCAACCCTGATCGTCACAGCTTTTAGCCGGTTGCTCACGACACGCGCCTCCTTAGATGCGCGAAGACTGCCACGGAAAGCAGAAGAAGCGCGACGCACGGGCAGGGGCGGGGCCGTTCGCGTGGTATGGTGGCGAAACACACCGGCACACTGCACGGAGCCAACACGATGCCCGCAGCCCTATTGCAGGTCACCATCTACGACCACCCGTTCGACAAGCGGTCGAGCAAAGCCGCCTACGCGGCCCAGTGCCTCGAACTGGCGAAGACCGAATTTCTCAGAGGCGGCGGCGAGATCATGTGGGGCGAATGCATCGGGCAAGACCCGAGCGGCGCTCCCAACCAATCGCTCGGGTTCTGGCAGTGGACCCCTGGGGCAGACCCGGCGTAAGCGCGAGCCAAGCTATGAATATTCTCCAGCTCCTGTTTCTCCTGCTGATCATGGCCGTCAGCGCCTATGATTCCTTCTGGGGAAAGCTTTCTCGAGAACAGCAAGGGCCTGCTACTCGACGGCCGCAACCGCGCCGAGGCCTGAGATCCCTTCCCCCCAATACCCGCCATCAACGTCAAGCGCCGGCACCGGAGCAAAGACCAGAAGGCCCGGCATAAGCGTGGAGATGCGCAGCGAGGCTGGGCGATGCTGGGGATATCCAGCGAGCCCAAAATTCCTGGCATTTCTCAAAATCTGGGGAGCCTAGACACGTGCGGGGCGTACCAGCGGCGCTCGAGGCCGCCATTTTTCCCCCACCCACCCCTCGGCGCGCGGGCCCTCCGAGCGCCGGCCCGGGCGATCGGCCGAAGGCGAGGCTGCCGGCCGACAACGCACCAGCGAGCGCCTGACGCAGCGGGCAAGGCATCGAGGACGAGGGCCGAACAAGGCTCTATGCAGCCTGCCGAGGCCGCTCGGCTATGCTGCGAAACTTAGGAGTAATGCAGCATTGAAGGACCATTGATTTCATTCATGTTTTTTGATGCATATGTCAGGTGCAAAAGTGAAGGCTTTCCAGAGGCCTCGACGAGCACCTGGAGGGCCTCGGCGAGCACGTCAAGGCGGCGGTGGCGCCGGCGGTCGTGGTGGCGGCTTGGGCTTGGCGGATATGCGGGTCTCCTAACATGCCTTGAACGGTGGGCGCGGCGCGCGGGAAGGCGGGGCACTTAAACCAGCCGCGACCGCCGGATTTGAACGCGGCCAAAAAGCGGCACGAAAGCCAGAGCTAAAACCCAAAAAACCCCCATACACTCATTCCTGGTCCTAGTGGTCCTAGTGGTCCTAGTTGAATTGTTGAGTATAGACGGTGAAGGCGAAGTAGGACCGGTGAAGATGAAGTAGGACCACAAGTAGGACCATTATGACAAAATCGAAGTCACTGATTTAATTACGTTTTTTAGGTAACTAGGACCACTAGGACCACTAGGACCAGGGGTATGAAAAAACCCCTTGTGGGGCAGGTCCGATTGGCTGAATCGCCCCGGAAGTAGGACCTCAAGTAGGACCACTGCGTCTTCACCGGTCCTACTAGTATCATGGCACCTACAGTCCGGTATCGAGCACGAACTTGCCGTATCCGCTCTTCGCGACCATGCCGTCCTTGGCCATCTTGCGAAGTAGCTTCGCCACGCTGTTCGCCCTCCCACCGAAGGCCCGGGCGATCTGGTGCGCCGACAGCGGCTCGCCTTTGGCTTCTTCCATCACCTCGAGAACCTGCTTGCGTTCGCCGGACACCCGCACGAAGTCGGCGTTCCCGATGATCCGCCAGGCGCCATTGTCGAACTCGACCGCCTGGTTGATCTCCTCGATGTCCCGGCCTTTGGCCGCCAGGATCGTGCCGGTGCCCGTCTTGTCGATGATCATGATGGTGTCCACCACACCCGTCAGGCCGAGCGTCCCCGATACCGTGTCGAACAAGTCGTCGGCTTCGGCCTTGCGCTGATGGTGAATGACGATGATGGCGATTCCGAATTCCGCCGCCAGCTCGCGCAGCTCGACCACCGCGTCATAGTCCGCCTCATAGTACGACTGCCCCTTGGCGGCCGGGGTCCGCACCATCTTGAGCGTGTCGATGACAACGAGCTTTGGATTCTTCTTCGCCTCGATCCAGCCGCGCAGCTGGGCGATCCCGCCGTCCTTGAGCTTCTTCATGCGGTAGACGAACTCGAGCGAGCGCGGCCATGGCGTCTTGCCGAAAAGCCGTTCCATCCGGCCCTTCATGCGGCGCGGATTGTCCTCGAGCGCCGCATAGATGACGTCGCCTTGCTCCACTTGAATGTTGCCGAGCGTCATTCCGCCGGTCGCCACGGCCCAACAAGCGTGTAGCGCGAGCCACGATTTCCCAATCTTCGGCTTGCCGGCGAACAGCGTCACGCCCTCTGCGACATATCCCGGAATAATGAACTTCGTCGCCTCAAACTTCTGGTGCTGCAGGTCCGCGGCGTTGCTCACCTCGAAGCTGTCCTTGGTCCCCTGCTGGTCGGCGAGCCCGGCGAGCTTTTCGGCCTTGCCGCCGAGTTCGAGCCAATCCTTCACGTCCCAGCCGTGGGGCGGCTCGCCGTCGCGCCCCAGGTCCTTCCACAAGACAAGCGCCGGCACGATCCGGAAGCTTGCGGCGAGGCCCGACAGCTGTTGCTGCGCCCTACCTGAGAACTCCTTCGCGGCGACCCGGCCGTTCGGGTCCGGGAGGTCGTGGTCCTCCAAATAAACCAGATTGCGCCCGGCGAGCGCCGTCGCGCATTCGTCCTTGAACGTGTGGTAAGGCGCCGCCACCGCCAGCAGGCCGGCCGCGATCAATGAATCGCACTTCGCGGCGCCTTCCGTGATGAAGACTGGTGTGGTCAATCCGGCCTTCACCAGGTGCTGCAACCCGTAAAGTATTCGCCGCGGGCCCGTGTCGCACCGCTCAACACCATCATTGAAGTGCCGGAACCGGCACTCCTTAGCCTTCTTCCCGTTTTCATAGCGGTCCTCGAAGAACAGCGGCTTGGTCTCGCCCGGCAACATGAAGGGGAAGCTCTTCGCAAGCTTGTACCCGCGCTCAATCAGCCTGGCGCGAACCGGAGCGTATGGTTTGCCGGCGTCAGCGCCGGTGTCGGTATACGTATGCCAGGACCCATTACCGTGACCGGATGATCGCGACCCACCATGAGCTGCGCCATTCGTTCGCGGCGGCGGTGGCGGCTCTGGCGGGGCGGCCGTGGCAAACTCGGCTTCGTCGTCCTCTTCCTCGGCCGTCTCCGCGCCTTCCGCACTCTCAACCTCACTCCCATCCAGCAGGGCGTTGTCGATTGCATTGTCGGCCGCGACCGCTTCAGCCTTCGCTGTGGTCTCAGGAATCTCGATCAGACGATCGGCAACGCGACCCTTGGCGGCGATCGGCAATTCCGGCGCCCAGCTCGGTGGAACAGTGATAATCCGCAGGAAGTCTTCGAGGCTGGCGCCTGCGTCCGCCTCGCAGACGTATTCATCGTGAGTGTGCATGACACTGTGGAAGCCGGCGCTCTCCAGCGCCGGCATGCGTTCGACGAAAACATCGCGACACAGCGCTTGAATGATGTTTTCGAGGATCAAGCCTCCGAACGCGCCCTTGCCTTTGCGTTCGTGGTACATCCGATCCCCGCCGCCGGAGGCGTCGAGGAAGGTGAATGTCCAGCTCTGGAATTCCTCGTCGTAGAACAGTTCCGCCTTGGGGTACGTCAAAACTCGCTTCGATGGCAGCGTCAGCTCCAGAAAGCCGGTTTTCTCGTCCAGACGGAAGGTGCAGCCACAAACGGTGAATTCCCGGCCGGGCTTTCGGATTGCCTGCACCGCCCGGCGCTGCGACGTATCCCAGAACAATCTGTATTTCTGGTGATCCGCCCGCCAAGCGTCACGGCGAGCCTTGATTTCATCCTCAGGCGTCTCGTTGTCGCCTGTGATGAACCGGTAGGCGCGGACGCCGCCCTGATACTGGAATCCCAGCTGCCCTTGCTTGCCGGCCTTGCGGGCGGTTTCCGGCGGCCGCTTGAAGGTTTTGATCCCGGCCCTGTAATAGGGCTCGTCTTCGGGACGGCCGCTGCGGTCAAATGTTCGCCACTGCTCGAGTTCGTCCCGATCACCGACAACATATGCGGCGCCGCGCGCCTCGATGCCGGAAAGATCGGCGATGAACAGCCTCTTGCCCTCCGCCGGAACAATCGCTGCCCGCACGATATGACCGATCGTTTCTAAAGGTTTGGCGAAGCCGCGCTTTCGCATCGCCTCCGCCGATCCGGTCAACGTCGCCTCGATGGCGCCGCGCACGTCGGCGATCTCCGGCTTCTTCATGTTGTGCAGTTGCACGCCCAAAGACGTGAAGCGGCCGGAAGACGCGCCATGAAAGCGGTAAGCGCCGTGAATACGTGGTTGATTGCTGCCCACGCCGGCCCATTGGCGCATTGTCCGCAGCTTGAGCACGGCAGTCGAAGCGCCCTCACGGCGCATTTCGAGCAATTTCCGCGCGTCGCTGTTCGGCGCCAACGACTTTATGGCTTCAGCGACGGTCTTCTTGCCAAGATCGGGTAACTTGCAGCCGCGCTCGGCCAGCCATGCCAGGATTTTGTCACGCTGTCCCGCGGTCGCAATCTTTCCTTCCGTGAGCACGGCGAGACGTTCGTTGAGCCCGGCGCGCTCGCTCTCGCGAATGCTCAAGGCGGCGTCAATCAAGCCAATATCGCAACTTACGCCGCGTTCGTTGATGACCTCGCCGAGCCGCCATACCTCCTGCTCGGCGTCACTCAGCAGTCCGACCCGGTCGACGATGTCCATGGTCATGGCCACGTCAATCCGGTTGTATTCGCAGAGCGTCGCCATGTCCTCCGGCGAAGCCGAAAAGTCCAGCGGCGCTCCCGCTTTGCGTTGCTTGGCAGTCTGTGGCTTCGGCTTGGCGAGCCGCCGCATCGCAGCCTTGCCCTTCTCGGATTTACGGATCTTGATTCCTAAGGCCCCTGCAGCGGCGTCCAATGAGCCCGGCAGGGCGCGCGCGAGGGTGGCAGCCTCGGCGCAGTAATGGCGTTCAAAGGCGATAGCCGGCCAGCCGTGGCGTGGTGTCAGGATCAAATCCCAGGCCCGCCGGTCGAAGCCGCTATTGAACGTGATCACCCGGCCAGTCTGATCGGCGGCGAAATCGACGACCTCCTGCGGCACCGATTGTCCGGGCTGCCACGTCTTGATTTCGCCGCGCACACCGTCGGTGATCAGGCAAAACGACACGCACCGGATGTCGGTGGTCGGGTCGCGCATATAGCGGTACGCCCCGAACTTCCTGAGGTCGCACGCGCTGCAGCTTTCGACATCGGCAACGAGATCGCGCGACAAGACCACCTCCGGCGGGGAACGCCCCGTGAGCGCGCAGGGTTGAAAGCGCCGTCCGAAAGGGCGGCGTTCGGCGTTAGAGCGGGGCAGGCTTTATTTGCAGCGCAGCCGCCGTGCGCATGAGCGTGTGCAGGTGCTGGGTCGCTGCGTCTGGAGTTGGCAGCGAGTGCGCGATGTCGACCATCCTGAAGCGGCCGATATCATCGGGCGCCAGGACAACTCCGCCGAAATCGTTGTCGACGCGGTCGCGAAACAGAATCCCGAGCACTTCCTCGCCGAGTGCAAAACACGCCAACTCTTCGGGCATTCGGTTGGCGTCCCCGCCCCGATAGATCGGAAAGTCCGAGGACTCGACAGCCCGGATTTGTCGACCGCTTGCCTCGTCGATTTCGATTTCGACCAGTGACCTGTCGCCCGCCCACAGATCCACTTTGACTTTGCCCGTGCCGCCAGGGTCGTTGAAGGCCACCACGAGGTCGCGTTCTGCACACCAGCTTTTGTGCGTTCCTTTGTAAGTGCCGCTGCGAAACAGCCACCACAGCAGTGTCATGGCCGCGCCATGGCGCATTACCTGGTCCTGCTTCTTCGCGGTTCGCCCGGTGAAGTGGGCGGCGGCAAATAGTTTCTCCCGGTCCGCGCCACTCCACCGGCGGTCATAGTTGTCCATCACCTCGGTGAAGTTCTGCGGCGTCATCCGGCAGTGATCCAATAACCAGCCGTTATAGAGAACGGCCACTGCTGCCGCCGCCGCGGTTTGTCGTCTACGGGCTTCGCCCATATTTGCTCTCCTCCGGCGTTACCAAGGAATCTCGTCGTCCATCTCCTCCGCAATCGTCACTGGTTCGACGGCTGTGATGGAGTGTGGTTGCACCGCTGCAGTAGGCGCGGCCGGTGTCGTGTCCGGTGCCGGCAGGGCGACAGGTTTTGCCTCTTCGCCCGGCAAAGAGACCCAACCGTGGATCTTGAAACGCGGGCGTTGCCTGCCACCAAACTTGGTGGGCATGTGCACCGATGACAGTTCCACGATTGGAGCTGCGCCAGGACGGAAGCGGCGCATCGCCTTGATCGACCCGACAGCGTCGCTGATAGCAATTCCCCCGCCGGTCGTGTTGTCGACCCAGTGAAACTCGGACATGGTTTTTGGATCGACGAGGTGAACAATTTGCGCCGGCCGCCACGGCCCCTCTAAAGTGCCGTTCATTCCTTGGATCCACTCGCTGCGCGGCAGCGCTTCATTCCAAGCTTTGTAGTCCGGCCACTTTTCGCCGGGCTCGAGCACGACGGGCTCCCCGATGGGCTTTCGATCCGCTCCCCAACGCGTGATGATCCGGTCAATATCGACGAGGATCAGCCGGCTTTCCGGGGCGATCTCGTCACCGCTCTTGGTCTCCCACGCCGCATCCAAAAACTTGAGCCGTGTACCGCGGAAGAGCCCGCTCCGCTTTGTGTCCTGGCCGACCGTTTCATCACAGTGGCCGCTGATACCGTCCATCGTGCGCGTTGCTGACGTCACTAGTTCAGTCTTGTCGTTCATTTGTGTTTTCCTGTTTCCAAGATTGCCGGGAAACCGCCCGGCTGCGGGATTCACTCTTCGGCCGAACCGAATACTTCGCGACGCCGCGCGCGGCGGAAGTTGTCCGCAAGCTCGTCGAGCGCGTCGCCGACGACATCCTCGATACGGCCGGGAACTTCGCTGGGAGGGGTGTTGGCGAGGATGCGCTGGATCTCGCGGCGAACTTCGTATGCGCGGTGGCTGAGCCTCATTGATGCGGTTCCCGTTCGACGAGTTCTCGCGGTTTTGCGGGGATTTCTTCGATGCCGGTGCAGCGCAAGTTCCACCTGCGAAGCAATGACTTCAGCGCCGCCCGGACTCGATGGATGGTGGTTGCGTCATTCGACGTTTGCAGAGTGAGAGTGAATGTGCGCTTCGGCCCGGCGCTCATGACGAATCTCCGAGCAAGAGATCGAGCGCAGCACCGAGCGGACCGCAGGCGCGGCCCTGGGAGTCGCGGCACAGAGCACGGCGGATCGCATGTGGGTCCGCGCCGCACTGGATTGCGATCGAAAATGCAATTCCGGAATCGCGAGCGACAATGTCGGCCTGCGAATTGGATTTGCCGTTCGAGAGGAACAGCTCGCCGACGCGGCCGTCGCCGTACCAGCTCGCAGTCGCGATGTAGCGCAGGCCGGCGACCTCGAGCTCGAAGGTCTCGGATTGCCGGCGATCCTGGAGTCGGAGGCGTTGGCGCGCGGTCACGGTGTGAGCCTCCGACCGTCCTCTTCGTCAGCTCCGTGGAATGCCACCGTCGTGTCGAGTCCGATCGGCGGAAGCGCGGGCGGGCATGCGATGTCGCAACCCGCGAAGTGGCGGCCTAAATGGTGGGCGACGCGCATCACAGTGAAAGAGCCGGCCGCCGGATCGACGACCAGGTCGCCTGGGTTTGTGATGGCGCCGATCAGCCTCGCAATCAGACCCGACGGCTTCGCGTGCGGATGAATCTTACGGTCGACCTTTTCGGGCCACCGCGACGGAATGCCGTGGTCGCGCCACGTTCCCTTGGCTCGCAACGGCTCCTTCTGGAGCACCAGCAGGTAATCGCCACGCCGCCGCGTGCGATATCCCATCCCGGCACGCAGGCTGTCCCAAGCGATCAGGTCGACGCATTTGAGAACGTCGGCGACCCGGCGGTGGTCGCCTTCGCAGAGGTGGAATGTGTCGCTCCAGCGCAGCAGATAACCGCTCGGCACGAGCACCCGCGCGGCCTCTTGGCAGCACAGGTCGATGTAGTCCTCGGTCATTGCCGGCAGAGCGAAGCGCCCCTTCTGTCGCGCTCCTTCGTTGCCGTAATCCAACTTGTCGAGAACCCCGCGGTACTGCGGGTCGAAGAAGATCAACGGCGTGCAGCCGCCCGGCAGGGATCGAAGCAGCTCGAGCCCGTCCCCACGCAGCGCTGAATGGCCATCCTCGGACTTGTGCGAGGATTCACGATGGCTTATGTGCACGACGTATCTCCTTCCGAGATGGGCAAATCTCGGCTGTGTGGTGGGTAAAGGATCTGTGGAGACGGGGCCCTGGCGGCCCCGTCGCTGCGTCAGGTGGCCGTAGGCTCAGGCTCGCCGCACAGCGGCTCCGACGGAGGGGGCTGCCCGAGATGGGCGCGGAGGGCGACCCTAATTTCCGCAGAAGCGGAGCGTTCCCGTCGCCGCGCTACGGCGAGGAGGGCGTCCCTCAACTCTCTTTCGAGTTGAAAATTGAATGTCGTACAGTTCGGATTTTGAGGCATTGCAACCCAACCATTGAGCCGGCGCTACCAATGAGCGCCAAGCGTTGGGCTGATGCTGCGAGGGTGCGTAGGGGAAAGCGAGGGAGTTAGTTGCAGCTAGTTGCAGCTAGTTCTTGGGCTTTTCGAGTACTTCCCTTTGGTACCTCTCGGCTAGGCGGCGTACCCGGCTGTCCCTGTCGCCTGTCCCGGCGACCTTACCCTCCCTGTATAGCTGTGCAGCGGCCTGCCTATAACTAAGGTGCCTTTGCTCCATGAGCTTGCCCAGCTCCTCGAACAGCGCACGGTCACCAAACCGGTCAATGGCGCCGGTCTTGGGCCCTCGCCGCTTGGGAGCCGGCAGGACAGCGCGGACATCGGCATAGACGCGAGACGTACGTAGCCCTCTTTCGGGGTCATAGACTTTCAGCCGGTTGGGCTCCGACTCGGCTCGTTTCTCAACATCCCCTCCGCCAAAGACATACAGTTCACCTTCGATCCGGTCCTCTCTGGGGATGTCCTGTTCCGGGCCTTTGGTTCCCGCAACACCTATCAACCTTCCCCGCAACCGGGCCACTTCCGACCGAACGGACACGCGCTGTGTTTCCAGAGCCCACAGAGCGGCACTGACCTCGTCGGGGGAGCAATCCCGGGTTTCCGGGTAGTGGAACCAATCGTACGAATTGATCGTCGTGGTGGAGGCGGGACACTTCGTGCGGAACAGGCGGTGAAACCATTCCACAAGCGTCAGTCGGACCGTGTTACTTGGATCATCAGCCATGACACGGGGGCTATCCCTGTCGGGTTAGGCCGGGCTCGGTGGTTACGACACCGCGTCCGGCCGCATTCATTTCATGCTACCATGGGCTGCTCTTCCCCAAAGAGCCGGTCCCGGCTTCATATCCCCTCCCCCAATGCCCCCAGCCGGGACCACTTGGGCCGGGGTGCGTGACCATGGCCGTGCCGCTACTCACCATGATGGTGCTGATCGTCGCCTTCGGCGCGGAGGTCGGCTGGCTGTGCCGGTGCTGACGGGACGTGGCGGTGACTTGCGAAACTTGGCGGGAAATGAGCCGAGGGGACCGCACTTCAGCCTCGCCTTGTTCGGGCCATTGAACCCTACGCGCGCTGTCACCTCGCCTGCGTGGTGTTTCCCCCTCGACCGGAATGCTATCCGAGGATAAGTCTCGGGCAGAGTCCCCCAGCCACGACAGTCTTGGGAGTCCTCTGCCCGCCGTGGTCCCGACATCACCCGCTGGGACAATGGTCGGGCACGGGAAATCTCGGGCGAGGCACGCACGGGGATAGGAAAACCCGCATCCTCGCCCGCCGTGGTCCCGACATGGCGTTGGGTGAGCCTAATCGTCGGGCACGGGAACCGCACCAAGCCGCCATCTTAACAGCCGGCGCGCTTGTCAGGGATCGGTGCGCTGTAGAGAGGTCTCGGGCAGGGGGACCGGAGAGGTCAGTCCCAAGAGCCCCC